AAAAGACATTATGGCAGATCAATGGGAAGTGATTGAATTCCCAGCCATACTTCCTTCGGGGGAACCGCTGTGGCATGAATTTTGGAAAAAGGAAGAATTACTAAAAGTCAAAGCGTCATTATCTCCTGGTAAATGGAACGCTCAGTGGCAACAAGATCCCACTTCCGATGACGTTGCTATGGTTAAGCGAGACTGGTGGCAGTTGTGGGAGAGGGAAGATACACCTAGATTGGATTACATAATTCAAAGTTACGATACGGCATATTCTAAAAAAGAGACTGCTGACTATTCTGCTATTACGACTTGGGGTGTATTTGAGCCAAAAGAAAACGGAGAGCAGCATTTAATTTTGTTAGACGCTAAAAAAGGGCGTTGGAATTTTCCAGAACTCAAGGAAATTGCTGTAGAGCAAAACGAATACTGGGAGCCAGACATGATGTTAATAGAAGCAAAAGCATCTGGTGCATCTTTGGCTGATGAGTTACGATTAATTAATTTACCTGTTACTACTTACAGTCCCGGTAGGCGTAAAGGTGGGGGTGGTATGGACAAGACCACAAGGATGCATATGGTATCTCCTATTTTCGAATCTGGAAAAGTGTGGTATCCTAACGAAAGGTTTGCTGACGAAGTTATCGAGGAGGTTGCTTCTTTTCCGAATGGCGACCATGATGACTATTGTGATAGCATGACTATGGCACTAATGAGGTTTAGACAAGGCGGATTTATTAGTTTACAAGGAGAGGAAATCGCAGAAGATTGGTTTCCTCGTAGATCAAGAGAATACTATTAAGGAGTAAAACATGGCTATTGGAATTAAAAGAGAAAAGAAAGAAGTTCCTTCTTTCAAAGAAAAAAGAAAAAAAGTTTTAGAGGAACAAAAGAAAAGAAACAAACCAAAAGTATTTGGCACAAAAGCGAGTACCTTAGATGTGAACTCATTAAGTCAAGTAGCAGATAAACTAGGAATAAAATTAAAGTCATTAGAGGACATGAATCCTAGTATAAAAGAATTAAACAAAATAGGAAAAGATCAAAAGATTAATTTACCAATTAGAAAGAAAACTTTTGTAGAAAGAAATATATTAGGAAAGAAAACTGCTCCCTCCTCTGTAACAGTTAAAGATAAGAAAGAAACTGAAGGGTTTAGGATAGGTAAAACTCCTTTAAAAGATTTCACATTCAAAGGAGATGCAAAAGGAAGAGTTTATGAAGGAATGACAAAGAAAGATATGTCAAAAATAACTCTTAAAAAAGCAATGGGCGGGGTAATGAGAAATCGTGGCGGAATGTTTAAAGGTACTTATTAAAGGAGTAAGATGATGTCATTTAATCCAAGCAATCCAGCTAATAGGGCAAAATTCTTGAAGGATAATCCAGATATGACAAATAAGGATTATAATAGAATATTCGGTATTAAGAAAGAACAACCGTCTTTTAAAAATACAGATACTAACAGAAAAAAATTTCTTAAAGACAACCCTAATAAAACAAATAAAGATTTTGATAATTTGTTTAAAGCAAAAGGTGGTACTATGGTTAAAAAAATGAACATGGGTGGTGTAATGAAAGCTCGTGGTGGGACGTTTAAAGGTACTTACTAATGACCACTAGACTTTTAAAAATCAGAAAAAAGTTAAATAAAAAGCCACATAAAAAAGGGAAGTTAGTTAAGAACAGATTTTCTGATATACTAGCTCCAGGCAAAAAAAGAGTAACGAGGATTACATAATGGCAATACAACCTAGACAAATCGCAGGCATGGTAGAAGGATCAATGGGAGCAGGGGGTCAAATGATGCCCGAAGAGGATAGTCTCCAGATTGAACTCCCCAGTACCGAGGCTCAACTCCCTGATGGTATAGAACTTATAAGTGATGAGATGACGGAGGTTATTGCCGAGCCTTATGATCACAACGCCAATTTAGCCGAGGTATTAGATGATAATGTACTTGGTTCTTTGTCCTCGGATCTTCAAGGTAAGTTTCGTGAGGATGTAGAATCTAGGGAAGATTGGGAAGAAGCGATATCAAAGGGATTAGGTCTTCTTGGAATTAATTACGAGGATCGAAGTGAGCCTTTCTTGGGTGCTAGTGGTGTAACACATCCATTATTGTCAGAGGCGGTGACCCAGTTTCAAGCACAGGCATACAAGGAGATGTTACCTAGTGGCGGTCCAGTAAAGACGCAGGTTCTAGGAACTCCGACCTCGGAGACTGAAGCACAGGCACAGCGTGTAGAAGATTTCATGAATTATCAGATTACTGAGGTTATGGAAGAATTTGATCAAGACACCGATCAGATGTTATTTTATTTGCCATTAACTGGATCTACGTTTAAAAAGATTTATTTTGATGAAACCAAACAGAGAGCCGTTTCCAAGTTTGTACCAGCGGAGGATATGGTTGTTCCGTATTCGGCTAGTGATTTAAGAACAGCGGAGAGGGTTACACATGTAGTTAGAATGACATACAATGATATTCGAAAACTACAAGTAGCAGGAGTTTATAGAGATGTTGAATTATCTGAAGCGAGCGATGGCGAAGCTGAAGGAGCTATCCAAGAACGTGCTGATGAGTTGTTGGGATTACGTCCAAACTATTCTGATGACTCTTATACCTTATTGGAATGCCATGTTGACTTGGACTTGGAGGGTTTTGAAGACAAGGATATGGAGGGGAATCCTTCGGGTATTATGTTGCCTTATATTGTTACCCTTGATCAAGGTTCTGGAAAAGTGTTATCGATTTCTAGAAACTTTAGAGAACAAGACCCATTAAAGAGAAAAAGGCAATATTTTACACATTTTAAATTTTTACCAGGATTTGGATTTTATGGTTTCGGGTTACTGCACACAATCGGAGGTTTATCTCGTGCTGCAACTTCTATTTTAAGGCAATTAATTGATGCAGGTACTTTATCTAATTTACCAGCTGGTTTTAAAGCTCGTGGTGTTCGCATTCGTAACGATGATGATCCTCTTAATCCTGGAGAGTTTCGTGATATCGATGTACCGGGCGGAGACCTCAAGAATTCTATTATTCCCCTCCCATACAAGGAGCCATCTGGCACATTAGCACAGCTTTTGGGTGTAGTTGTTGACTCTGGTAGACGTTTTGCACAGGTTGCAGACGCAAAAACAGCGGATGTAAACTCAAATGCACCTGTTGGAACGACTGTTGCGTTGATTGAACAGGGTTCAAAGATCATCTCAAGCATACACAAGCGTCTACATTACGCTCAAAAGCAAGAATTTCGCATGTTAGCGGAGATTTTTAGTGAAAATCCAGTTCCATACCCGTATTTTGTTGGAAATGTGGCTCCAGAAACGATGCAAGCCGACTTTGATGGTCGTGTGGACATACTTCCAGTGTCAGATCCGAACATTTTCTCTATGGCACAGCGATTATCACTGGCTCAGACACAATTACAACTAGCTCAAGCTGCTCCACAGATACATAATGTGCATGAAGCGTATAGAAGGATGTATGATGCGTTAGATATTAAGAATATCGAGAGTATTTTACCTCCTCCGATGCAACCACAGCCTGTAGATCCAGCAACCGAGAACGGAAATGCTATGAAAGGGATGCCTATACAGGTATTTCAGCAACAAGATCATGAAGCACATGTCAGAGCACATATATCCTTCTTATCAACTCCAGCTGGGCAGGTAAATCCACAGACATTTGTGATGTTACAGGCTCATACACAGGAACATATTGGTATGATGGCTCGTGATCAAGTAGTTAAATTTTTTGAAGAGACAATCAAAGCGGCACAATTATCTGGTCAACCTATACCTCAATTAGATCCAAATGCTGTTGAAGCAGCAATTGCACAGCAGGTTGGTGAGATTCTAAAAGAGGTAATGCCGTCTCTACAGCCACAGCAACAAGTTGATCCATTAGTTGAGATTAGAAAGAAAGAGCTTGAGAATGATACAGCAGAGCTACAAAGAAAAGCTATGAATGATCAGATGAACTTTCAGATTGATACAGCCAAATTACAACAGGCTTATGATTTAGCTCAACAAAGACAGTCTCTACAAGAGAACATTGCTGATGATCGAAATGATGTAAACATCTACAGGATCAATATGGCATCGGCTAACAGGGGTAACAAAGCAAAATAACCTATGATATAATCTGGGTATGGATCCAGTAACTATATCATTAGCCGTAGGCGTTGCCTCGAAAGCTTTTTCTGCCATTAAGGAGGGATTTGCCATTGGTCGTGACATTGAACAAATGTCAGGAGACATTGGACGTTGGATGGGAGCCGTATCAGATGTTGATAATGCTGAGAAACAAGCTAAGAACCCACCTCTTTTTGGGAAACTTTTTAAAGCAGGTTCTATTGAGGAGGCAGCAATGGCGGCATACGCTGCAAAAAAGAAACTTGAAGAACAGAGATATGAGTTAAAAATATTTTTGAACATGACTCATGGGCCACAGGCTTATGAAGAACTTCTACAAATGGAAGGTCAGATAAGAAAACAAAGACAACAAACTATATACAAGCAACAACAATTAAGAAGACAATTAGGTGAAGGGATAGCTTGGCTATTTTTGGTTGCCATCATAGGTGGTTTTATATTGTTACTTGTCAGCATGTTTACAAGTAAGTCATATGCTGATGGCTATACATACAAATCTAAAAATTACACTAAACAACAAAAGATTCATCAAGGTAAAATTCAAAAAAAAAAATATACAACTTGTAGATTAAAAAAAAGAATTAAATCAAAATCGGGACAGATGGCTTGCATTTATATAGGAAATAATCAAACATATGAGTTAATGATTGAAAGTTGGTGCCCAAAACAATACAAGTGTATTTATAATCCTTGGGGTAAAGAGCCAAACATTGACGATGTTATTGATTCTTTAAATAATGCAACGAAAGGTAAGTAAATGGAAAATATGGTATTAGATGCGTGGAATGATTTATCATACTTAGAAGGAACACTATTTACATTTTGGTTATTTATCTTATACTATGGTAAAGTTTGGATAGATAGCAGATTTTCTAAGAAGGAGTGCAAGTGCTCACAGCGTTAATAGGACCGATAGCTACTTTAGCTGGAACTTGGTTTGAAAACAAAGTTGAAAAGACTAAGGCTGAAGGACAGGCTAAAGTTGCAGAGGCTAAAGCTCGTGCTACTGTTGCAGAGAAGGTTGCAGCAGGTGAGGTCGCATGGGAAGGCAAGATGGCTGATGCTACAGTGGACTCTTGGAAAGACGAATTCGCTTTAGTTGTGCTATTGGCTCCAGCAATTTTAGTATTCATACCTGGGATGAAAGATTATGTTAAAGAGGGATTTGATATATTGGCAGCTTTGCCAGAGTGGTATCAGTACCTTTTATATATTGCAATTAGTGCAAGCTTTGGAATCAAGGGAGTTGGACAAGCTGCAAAGCTATTCAAGAAAAAATAAAGTTGCAAGATTTATTTAGGCATTTAAGGATACATACAATGAGTAAAAAAAACAAAATTAAAAAAGTTATAAAGGGTTTGGAAAAAGCATCTAAGTCGCATTCTAAACAAGCTAAAACATTAAAAAAAGTTATAAAGAAGACGTGATGACTAGATTATTAAAATGGATATTTAGAACAGGTAATCGTATTGGTATTTCTAAAGACAGAGAACTATCAAAACATAGGGTTCATTCAACAAAGTATCAGGACTTGTGTATGTAATGGTTAGAGTAAAACAATTCGCAGATGATTTAGGTATAAGTAAGAACAAAGCTAAAGACTTAATTAACAAAGGTCGAAGTCGCAAGGACGGAGGATCGCAAATCTTGGAGAAAATGATGAAACCAAAAAAATACGGAGATGGTGGTTCTAATAAAATTACCAAAATAAAAAAAGGTGATAATTCGAAAGCTATGATGGGTCAATTTAAAAACTTGGTCAATGCATCAACATCAGGAAAAATTACTCCAGCAGAAGCTGAGAAAAAAATTAAAAAATTAGTTTTAAACAAGAAGGGTGGTGGAGCCACCGACTTTGGTATGCTAAGTGTTAAAGCTGGTATTGACAAAAATCCAAAACCAACACAAGCAGACAGAATAGCAGGAGCTACTAAAAACATGCGTGGTGGTGGCATAGCT